TCTACTATTTACAAGTATTCCTTCATATAAAATAAAGTCTAAAGGATGCTCTGTATTTAATACACCATAACCTTCATCTAATACAACCTTTAACTGTTTATTGTTAAAGAATGGATCTTTAAGATTATAAATATCACAACTCTCTATAATGGAATCATAACCTTTATGGTTTTTCATATCATTATGTAGATTACATCTTTTAACAAGAGCGTTAAGCTCATCACTATTTCCTGTATAATTTTTTAACATGTATTTTCTATTCTTTGTAGAAAATAATATAGGTCTTTCTCCCTGTGTTGAATTAGGAAACCTCTCTCTTTTATACTCTCCTAGTGATCTTATTTGCTTATTACCATCTTGTGTCTCAACTTCATCATACTGAGTCATTGCTCCATCTATACCATTAAACTTTCTAGATAACGGGCTAGGTATTATTCTTACTAATGCCATTTTACTTACTTTTTACTTTTTACTTTTTAAAAAAAGAGACTCGGTATCACATCTCCATTGTCCTAAGATAACTATAACGTTCCACTGCATAAATGGTGTAAACCTACCAACAGTTGATATACCGATTTTATTTTAGCACTTAACCTTACCACCCTTTTTCATGGTGGCAGGCTTAGTAGCTTTTGTTGTTTTTTTAGTTGCTTTTGCTTTCATTTTAGTATTGTATTGAAGGTATAATAAGTAATGCTAAGTTAACATCTTTCATTCTTGTTCCAAATGTATCTGTAGCATGCAAACTATAAGATCTTCTACTATCTGTAGCTACGTATCCACCTCTACCTGTAGAAGAGTTGATAGGTCCTATTGGAGACCACACTCCACAGATATAAGTATAAACTTGTGAATCTTTTTTCCTTAACAATTCTATGTTACCATGAGAACCCATACCGTAATCCATAATGAAGTACATATATGATGTAAGTGGTAATTTAGTATCAGGGTGAACAATACCTCCATTTAACTCTCTGTTATCCAGAATAGGTAAATGTTCAAATCTAAGAGATCCAAAAGGTAACAAATCTACTTCTAAGAATGTAGGAGCAAGTACTTTGTATCCTGGACTATTAGAGCCTGGATAATTAGAACCTGATTTAACAAATTTCTCAAAAGGTACTTGTATATTAAGCATGCTATACAACTCTCTAATAGAGTCATGTGCTTGCATCATACCCATTCTACCAGTTTTAACAACAATATTAGCATTTTCAGGTGAGATAGTATCCCAGCCTACTTCTTGCATAAAGTCTCTGATAGCATCTATACTAAAGTTTCCTATAGGATAGGTCATTAAGTTAGCATCTTCCATGAACTCCATGATACCTGGTCCTATTCTTCTATGCAATCCTGATGTATGATCTATAATCTGTTTTCCAGAAGATCTACCATACCAAAGCATAAGTTCTTTTTCCCACTTAGATTCAGCCATAAACTCTGCTTCTAGGAAACTGATTATTTGCTTAGGGATAGCTCTCATCTCTAGACCTTTCTCATCCATAGGTTTTAACACCATATTAAGATCGTGAGCTTTGTTTGTAACTTCTAAACTCTTACCCCAGTCAGTTAACCAAGTTCTAAACTTAATATAAGAGCTGTTACCCTTAACTTGAGTAGAACCATAACCTTTAGAATATTCTGAGTAAGCAGCACCTATTTTAATCCACTTTAAACCTTCTTCCAAAAGTTCAGGATCAAAGTATGCTTTAGGATCTTGTGTAACAAGCTCTACTGTATAGATATAGTCTAAACCATCTCCTATAGGTAGATACTGTACAACTACTTGTTGATCCCATGCAATCTCAGGAGCAAGTATATCACCTGGTACAAAATTAGGATTATCTAACTTAATCTGGAATTCATCACCAGAGTGTCCTGGAAATTTTAAACCTGGATGTAAATTTTCCTTTGCTATTGTTTCTGTTTTACCAGAACCTTTAAGCATCCATTCTACTTCATCTGCGTCTACAGTTCTCTCTCTACCTTGTCCTACTAGAGAATCCCATAAGGTAGCATGTTTACCACTTAAAGCTGGTCTAAGTGGAGCAATAGTTTCCATTACTTTATCAAGTAATACTGTTGCTTTTTTTGAGTGTGGGAAATGTGACATCAGAACATTTTCAGAAGTAAAATTACCCCAAGGTATTTCTTTTGTAGCTTCTTGATGTATTTCCCATTTAGTTGGTCTTAATCTTGCCATTGTTTGTTTTAGTTTTTATTAATCTTCAAAATATGTAGATGAACCAGTCTTTGTAGGTTTATCCTTACCAGCTCTATCATTTATTATATTAATCAAGTTGTTATTAACTTTTCTCTTAGCAGTATCTACTAAACTAGAAAAATCAAAATCATCTAAAAGTAATAGTTGTAATGCTAGTTGTTGCTCTATATCTTTATTTAAAGCTTCCATCTTTAAATTAATTAGAGGTACTTTCTGCAATACTTTTCTACCAGAATTATCTATATATTCTACAATCTCTGTAGATTTAAATATAGCATCTTCTAATCTTTTCTTATCTTTTATTTTTAAGCCTTTAACAACACCTTTATCTATTTGTGCTTTTACACTACTCTGATAAGCTTGTTGTTGTTTTATAGCATTAGCTCTTTCTATTTCTTTATTTTGCATCCATTGCTGGTAATAAAGATCTTCCTGTTCTTTGTGGAATTGTATAGACTCTTCAGCTTTTTCTCTAAGTACACCTTTATCTTTATAAACATCTATAAGATCATCTATATCAGGTGTACCTTTTTTGTATAACCATTGTTTAACAATACCCTCTAAGTCTTCTTCTGGTTCATCTCCTTTTAACTCTATACTACCTATACTATTATAGTTTAAGCCTGTTTGTATAACAGCATCAGGAGCACCTTCTAGTATCATATTAAGATATCTAGCAGCTTCTCCATATTGTTCTTCAACAGATATTATAGTATCTGATTTAACTTTATCTATTCTAGATTTTAAAGATGTTATAAACTTTTCAGCATTTAAATCTTTATCTATATCAAAATCTAGTAACTCAGGATCTTCTTGTTTTAAACTTAGTGCTATTAGCGCTAAATTATTATAATCTTCTAAAGAATCTTCACTTGTTTCATCTACTACTTCTTCAGTAGTATCTTCAGTAGTATCCTCTTCTGTATCAAAATCATCCTCATCATCATCAGTATCTGTTACAGGTGCTGGTTGTGTTGTTGCAGGATCTTCATAAAAATCTGCTGATGTTTCTACATCATCAAAATCATCTAAGGAATCTACTGGTGATTCATTATAAAAGTCTAGCAGAGAATCATTTATAAATTCTGCACTAGAGTTTCCATCTACTTCTCCTAATTTTTTACTCATGTTATTTACTTTCTGTTGCAAAGGTATGATAGATTAATTTATAAATATTATAATTATATACATACTGTAAAAAAATTTTTCACTGGGTATGTACTTTTGTTACTTATATCTATTTTATTATATTATACCTTTAATTAATTAATGGTTTATTTACTACTAGACTTAGCGCTAGCTGATATTTTAGCTTTTTCTAAGTCCACTTTTAATTTATTTTCTGTTAGTTCTCTCTCTAATTGTCTATCTTTATCTTTTTGTACACTATCCATTTCTTTTATCTTGATAAGATCACTTTGTCCATCCTGGTCTATATCCATTTGATTAGCCATGGTCATAGATCTAAGTTTTTCTGTATATTCTCTAGACTCTCTATCTAAAGCTTTCTCAGATGCTAAGAACTGTTGTTCCATCTGTTTCATCTCTGCCTTCATCTGTTCTAACTGTTTAGCTTGTTCTGCTTGAGCTGCTTGTTGTTGCTCTTGTCTCTTCTGCATTTTCTCCTCTGCTGCTTCTGCTACGTTTATAGCATCTGCCATATTATTAGTCATATAAAGTCTAATAAGTTCAGGGAAAGTAATCATCTGATTTTGTATCATAGCCTGACCTAAAGATTTTATAAGCTCTAACTTATTATAATCATCAGATGAGTTTCTTATTACAATACCTATTTCAGCATCATCTAAAGATTCTTTGTCTAAAGTTAAATCTGCTATAGACATATCATCTAATACATATGATGCTATATACTCATTATCTCTTAAAGCTATTTTTTCATTCCATATATGTCTGTTTAGTAATCTCTCTACTATTTCATTATGTAAGGTAAAAAGATCTTGTGTTTGATATGTAGATTGTTGTATATTACCCTGGGCATTTCTTACAGCTTCATTCTGTACTATTTGTCCTAATCTTTGTGGATTATAACTCATAGCAAGAGCAGCCTGTGCTCTAATCCAGTCTAAGTGTTGTAAGTGTGCTGCTAAATCCTGTAATTGTGATAAGTTAAACTCTTTAAACATTTGAGCATCTATACCATTCATAGCTTCTGATGAAGTATCTAAAGGTAATAACTTACCATATCTAGCCATCATTAACCACTTGCCAAAACTCCAGTCTTTAGGTTTAAGAGAATCTGATATAGCAAATATTCTACCTATATCTGTAGATTCTTTTTCCTGTATAACAGCTAATTTAATATTAAATTTATCTTGCCATGGTTTAGCAAGATCTATAGGAGCTATATTAGGAGTATTGTTAAATAGTTTAGAATATTTAGATCCCATTATAGGCATTGTGATATTCCATGGTTCTAATACATTTTTATACTGATTAGGCACTGGACCTAAATCAAAATAAAAAGTGTCATCTGCACCACCAAAATCTACTCTTCTTCCCATATATGCATGTGGGAACCATACAGTTTTTACACTAAAGTCTTTCTTAGGATTTTTAGTGTAACTACCATCTACCCAAAACTCCTCAAACTTTTCTTTCTCAGGATTAAATCTTTCTACAAGTTTAAACTTTCTAAGAGATTTAAAGATAACAGTTGTTCTCTCAAACAAACCATCACCATTACTTAGGTTACTAAACTTGCTGTGTAACTCAGTTAAAAAGTCCTGACCTTCTCTAGAACTCCAGTGAGGAGCTTTATCAAATAGATTTGTCTCTAAATCAAACTCTGCTAGTTTAGAGTTCATAGGTTCTGGAAACTCACCTCTTTTTCTGTAAGTAGCATTATCTACATCAAAGTTTTTTAACTTCTTAAAATCTTTTTCTGTAAGTTCATGACCATGTTCTTTAAAAAGAGTAGCTAGTGTAATCTTCTCTGTATATACTTGCCAGTCCATATCCTCCTCAAAATGAGCAGACTCAGGACCACCTGATTTATATCCTATAGGATTTAATATCCTAAAAAATGCTTTGTTATTTTTTATACCTGTTTCATATAACTGTACTCCTGCAATAAGCATGTGCTTAAAGTTTTCATCAGTCCAGTACTTTATTTTATCTCTTCTGAGTACAAATTCTGTTATCTGTTGAAGAAGTGTTTCTCTAGGAGACTTATAATCCTTCTTCATATATTTATCTGTATCTTCAGGAGTCATAGCTTGCTTCTTCTGCTCTACTTCCTGTTTCATTCTCTCCTGTAACTCAGGAGCTAGTTGTGATGGATCTGTTATATTATTCTCTGTTAACCACTCCTGAAATGCTTGGTCTTCTAGTGGTTTTAGTTGTTCTTCTTGTATCCATCTTTGGTATAACTCTATTCTCTTTTTCTTCTTAAAATTAACATTTGTTGCAGATGAATCTGTAGCAATAGGTTTTAAGTTAGTCATTTGTTGCTGACCATGTAGAGATTTACCTATAGGTATAAGTATATCAAAGTGAGGTATATCTTCTCCATTAAAATAAAAACCCTCTTCTTCTAATTCTCTAGAAGAAAAAGGGCTAGATATATCTGTTTTATATACACCTCTACCATTCCACAATCTGTAGTTCATGAGAGTTTTTTCCACATCTATTTGATCATCATATACATATGATCCATCTGCATAATAATCTATCCACTCTTTTAACCATTCCCAGTTCTTAGCTGATTTTTCTTCAAAAGATAGTTTATGTGATTTTATACTTTGGTCGTTTAGAGGTACCCCTAATAAACTTTTATCTGCCATTTTATATTAGTAATTATGATAGTTATAATTTGTTTTAATTATCTTTTTAGATAGTTGCATTTTATTAAAAAATGTATTCAATGTGTCTTTAGCTACTTCTGATGCCTCCTGTATAGGTGCTTTATTTTCTTGTGATAACCATAAAGCTAAAAGCTTTAATGATGATACGTGGTCAAAGTTACCTTTTCTATCATACTGTATAAGCTGCTTAAGAATTATGGGTGATTTTATTTTATTTAAATTATAAAGTACAACTCCATTTTCTAAAGTTTTCCAAGGAGTAAGTAACCATTGTCTCCATAGTTGCTCTGCTTGTTCCTGTAACGCTGGAGATGTCATATCTATACCTACATCATATTTCTTACCAGGATTCTTTACAGCTGTTGCTATAGCCTCTATAGGTTTAGCTTGTAACAAATATGCAAAATTCTCTCTCTTACAATAACGTATAAAGTCAGGTATGTTTGTTTCTACCATTATTTTAGCATTATAGTAAACTGCTAATTGTACAGCTATCTCATGTATTTCATCTACTCTATCCATTCTACCTAAATACTCAGCTACTATATCATCTTGTAAACCTTCTGACCAGTTATTTTCAGATATACTTTTATAAACAATAATAGAAGCAAGTGATGTACCTTCACCATCATCTTTAATAGGGTCATATACAACTTTATATAAAGATCTTTTTTGTGTAGGATCTGGTACCTTTTCTTCTGGTGCCTCATAAAATACACATGCACCTTTTAAATTATTTTTATATGAGTCTAAGTTTGTAGATAATATAGGTTTTAATTTATTATAAAGATCTACATTTAAACTTACTCCTGTTTTAGTTTTATTCCATTCTAAAGTACCTTTAAAACTATAAGTTTCATAAAGTTCTTTTATCTCTACTCTGTTAAGTTGATCTCTTAACATAGCTATAGGGAAGATGTTAGATTGTCCACTTAAGAACATCTCAGATGGTACTAATGGTCTTGCCATCATATAACCATCTAACGCAAAGCTATTATCTGCTTGTCCTCTTATAGCTCTCTCATGCATCTCTACTTCATAAGCTTTTTCTATATCCTGATTACCATTTTCATCTCTAAAAGAGTCATCCTGATAATATGCAGGTATAAATAATCCTATCTTCTTTTTTCTATTTTCCCACTCATCATTAAAGCCTAAACATGTGTATGAAACAGGATCCTCAAATATTATTTTAGGTTCTTCTATTTTTTCCATGTTACCACCTGTACCTGTACCTAACTGAGAACCAAACTTATTTCTTCTTATAAGAGTTGTCTCATTAGATGCCCATACTTGTAATAAGTTTGTACAAAGTCCTACCTCTTCTATTTCACTAATCAAAGGACGTGTACCTACAGAAGCTTCACTGTTAGATTCATAGGTTACATGTATAAGTTTTGTTCCTTTACCTCCTACTTTTTCTACTCCTCCTTCCTTATACAAATATTCTGCTCTATAAGGAGATTTGTTATTATTTACTACAAGAGTTCCTAAAGTATTTTGGAAAAAATAACCAGGTATAAAATCATCATTCTCACCCCAGGCACCAAAGTTTTCTTTTTGGTATTCTTCCATAAACTTAAACTTCTTAAGTAAATCTGCAGACTTAGCTGATAATGCTGCACCTACAACTATCTCAGGACCTTTCTTTAAAGTAAAATAAGATTCATCAAATCTAGTAGCTCCATGAAATTTAAATGTATGAGATAATAGAGCTGCTGCTATAAATGATTTACCTATACCTCTACTTGCTAACCATAATAAGTTTAAAGCTGTATTCTCATATAAAGGAAGTCCTAAAGGTTTGTCATGTGTTTTATAGAGATAATCTCTAGGATCAACATAAGTTTTATAGGTTCCATCCGCTTTATAGATATGTTCTGCAGAACTTAGTCTCTTTCTATCTTTAGGGTTTAAGTCTTTACCTTGTTCTATTTTATAAACAAGTAAATTACTTGTATACTCAGGATCATCTGTAAAACCACTAAATCCTCTACATATTAACCAGTTAGTAAAAAATATCCACTCTATATCTCTAAGTCTAGGTATAATTACTTCTGATGAGTTGTTACTTTCATCTTCATCCTCTATTACACAAAAGTTTACATAATAATAAAGTTGAGGGGGACAGTATCTCCATCCACCCTCATTAGCTTCTTCATTCTTATCTAAACCCCATAAACCTTCTACACATCTCTTTTCATGCTCTTCCCAGTAATCTAAATAATCTTTAGTAGCTGGGTGATACTCAGGATGATCTTTAATTACAAAAGGTTTAATATTATGTAACCATGGAAATAGTCTTACAACCTTGTTATCAGTGCTCATATTAGTCTTTTTATAGATGTAATTATTCTAGTTTTAGCATTAGCTGTATATCTCCATACTGCATAATTAGGAGTTCCATCCTTATTTATATTTATAATTTCTTTGCTTGTGTAGTTTATTTCCTCCATTATCTTCTTCTTTTTTCTCTTATAGATAACTGTGCGTTACCTCTTACTTTACTTTTATTCTGTGCATCTAGCATATTTTCCTTAACCATCTGTAAACCTTTCCACATCTTATCTAACTTATCCATTATCTTGTAATACTTCTCAAATTGTTTATCATCATCTAGAGATAAACCATCTAAAAAAGTAGACATCTCCTCAAATTTTCTAGTATGTATTCTATGTAAGGATTCT